CTGACATATCTTTTTTAAGACTATCAATTTCTTGTTTTTGTTTAGCCATCATATTACGTTTTTCAACATAATTTTGATATTCTTTGACATTAGTATTTATGATAGCCTTACTAGAGCCATCTCTAATAAGACTATCATTACCATCAACTTTATAATAATCTGTCATGCGCAAGCCACAATTCTTAAATCTTTAATTCTTGGAACACGACAGTTGTTTGTTGTTCTAAACACAAGTTTAACCTGAATAGCATCGAAAGAAGGAAGATCTTTTGCGCTATACACAACATCAGTGAAGTCTAAATTATTATTAGATTTCGTAATTTCGATATCAGGATTTATTTTAATCCATGTCGTCTCATCGAATAAAGTCGTAGCACCAACCTTATTTAATCTATAGTACAGATCTACATCTGAAGAAGTTGGGACGCAAGCTGCAAATCTAATATTAAAGAATGTAGAAGGATTTGCTAGGTTAACTCTCTTAGAAAGATATTTACTATACTGAGAACCTCTAGATGGCGCAATCTCATCAACAAAGTTATTTAAGACATTAACGTCTATCGTTCCAGCAGTTCCAGCACCAGCGGCAGCTATTGTGAATGTTTTGTTAACCTTAACATATGAACCATCAGCTGCTACTTCAGTAACAAGTGCGGTTCCACTATTTCCTGTTGCCAATGCACCATCAATTCTAATATATCTACCAACAGGTATGAAAGAAAGTCTTTCTTTAACTTGTGTGTTTGTAGTAGTTATTCGATCGCTAGCAAAGGCTATAGCAGTGCTATTATCAACTAAAAGAATATCATCGACTGGACTAATGTTCATATTCAATGAATTTGCATTGTTGACCTTATTGTGAATCGCAATTAAAGAAGTTCTGTGCGTGTCAATAACAGGAGAAACAGCATCATTTGTAGAACTCATAACTGCTGCGATCTCAAAAGATTTAGATCCACTTAGTAGTTGTTGCTCATTTAATTCAGAAGCTACTATTTGTGGTTCTGCAAAATTGGTCACATCATTTATAGTCACTGGAATAGGAATAACACTTTGAATATAAGGCACTTCTGTTCCATCTACAGATTGTCCAGATGTTGTAGTTGCCTCCCATATCATAGAAGCATCTGGGAATGTTTGAATTTGAGCATTTGCCTGAATAGAAGTCATTAGAATATTATCACTAGCGTAAATATTTTCTCCACCAGTAAATCCAGTCAAATTAGCTGTGCTAGAAACACCAGTTAATGTGATCGTATAAGCATCTAAATCAGCTGCTCCAACAGTATGAACTCCATTTAAGCGAGCACCAAGAATTCCATTATATGTTTGAGTAGCAGTAAATCCTGATAACTGAACCTTAGATCCAACTGGCATATTATGATTTTCGTGATATACTCGAATCATAGAACTACCGTTAGTTGTTTGAATAGGATTAACTTCTAATCTTGTTTTGGGGAGAACATCATTTGTAAATTCGACACGACCAGTTACTGCAGTATTAAATTTAGCACGATGAATAATAAAGCAAAGATCTTTATAATCATCTGGTGTCCAAGTAGATGCGTTTTGTGATTTAAAGAATACTCCCTGATAAGGTTGCTCAGAGACAAAACGATCTGTTCCTGGAATTTTATCACCAAGATGAGATACCCAAACATTATAATTATTTGAATCAGAAATAATAACTATACAGTATTCAGTTCCATCTTTAACGTAAACTGGACTTGGGAATGTAAATTTAGTTGCTATATCTGGCGCAGAAGCAATTTTATTGTTCATCGCAGGTATAGTTACTTTTCGGGTAGAGATGTTAACATCTTCAGGATTTTTAACTACCTGACTAAATGGAAGAATTTTCTTACCAGGATATCCATTAACAACTTCTCTTATTTCAATTTTAACTGGGATATTTGCATCTTTAGTTGCAAAGAAAAGATCAATAGAAGTTAAAAATGCTCCACCCTTTTGCTGCACTAAAAATGTTTGAGCTAGGGGATCATACCATCCAGTATCAGAAACAATTCGATCTGCTGTCTCTACTATTGTTCTAGATTCTTGAACTGTTTCCTGGACAATTATACCGTTTCTAACTGCTTCAACGGTAGCTTGTTTAACTTGTAAAATACCTTCTGCTTTGTAATCAGCTACTGCGTATGAGTTATAATCGTCTTCATAACCAGTCGTATCTGCCAGTCTAAACTCTCTGGTTCCTGTTCTAAACCGAACAGCTTCTGTATTTGGAATATCAAATAGACCAAACAAAGAGCCGTTAAAGTTAGTTGTCATCTGGTCACCTTTAACTTTAGGTGTTACAGATGCATTAATCGTACCACGCGCACCAGAAATATTACCAACAATAACTTCATTAACTTGGAAAGTGCCTTTTATATTTAATACATAAATTGCTCTGGCATCAGTTTCATTACTTAACTCTGTTCCAACTACAACAGCTGTAGCTCCAGATGTTTGACCAGTAATAACATCACCACGATTTAATCCAACCTGAGGTGTATCTGCTGGATCTCCAGCCAATCTTCTGGCAGGATCACTAGCGGTCGCGCCAGCATTTTTCTTTGCTTCAAAGTTTGAACTAAATCCAGTAATTTCATCAAAAGAAATTTTAGTTGCTGGTGTTATATACTTTGAGATCGCAACCGAATCAAAGAAAGCATAGAATTTTGTAGATGGCTTTAATCCAGTAACTTGGAATAAAACATTTCTGCTTCTAATATAAGGAAGAACAGCTGTAGACAAAACTCTGTCTTCAACTAAACGACGATCGATTTGCACTGCAACTTTAGTTTGAGTGCCCGTACGAGTTTGTCCAACTTGTGTAGCTGTAACTTCAGCTGTTACTTGACGAGCATTCCAGTGATTAGATCCTGGACCACCGAACCTTTGTTGGAATTCACCGATACTTAAAAATACATCACCCCTTCTCGAAGCCCAGTTGTCGCCACTAGTGAATACAGTTCTACCTAAAGTTTGAGTCGCTCCAGTCCATTGCGTTTGCCAAGAGTTCCATACAGTTCCCAAAACTCCAGCTTTTTCAGAAAGAGTTTGGATAGTATTAAAATTACCTTCTACGTTTACAATAATATCAGGTCTGCGTTCAACTTCAAACCAATCATCTGAGGATGGATTTAAATCTATTCTTCCAATAAATGTAAAGACGGCAAATGGGTTTACATTCTCTGTTCTAGAAGATATATTTTGTTTAATGAGTGCTTGTTCTGTATATGGAAGAGTTATAATATCACCAGTTGCCTGGTAATTATTAAGAGTTCTTTGTCCATCATTAGATGCTCGCTCAACTAAATTAACATTCTCCATTCTAAAAAATGGACGAAGTTCTTTATTTTCTAAATCAATAGAGCATTTGTAATCTGGATCTTCTGCATTCCCTATTCCATGACCAGCAAAATTATCAACTAAAAATCCATTTTTAAATCTATCTAAGCCATTTTCATCTGTAATTTTAGAGTTGGCAGTTTCAGTTTCCAACATGTTTAATGTTGTATAGTATTCAAGATTATCAATACGTTTTTCCAATTTGCCAATATCTCGCATTGTATATCGTTTGTTATCAACTGAGGTAACATTGACATCTGGAGCTCGTGGTTTGTATGTATATGGAATCAGAGAAACACCATATAATAGCATGGAATTTTGTGGAGTCTCAGGCTCTATTGGGAATAAAGAAGGGATTCCTTTTGTTACAAAAAACTTTCCTCTAAAGTCAATAGAAATTTTATCTTTTCTTGCAAGATAATAAGATAAATCTAGTTCTGCATTGTCACCACGTTTTGGTAACTCTGATAAAACTGCACCTAAGTTAATATTAAAAGAACCAGAAGAGTCAATTCTTGGTCTAAAATCTAAAATATCTCTAGATGAAGATGCCCCATATCTTGGAAGATCTTCAAATTTTATTCCTGAACCAATATAAGAATCAACTGAAAAATAGTCTCCAGGTCCATGTGAGAAATAATCAAATACTACTTCAATAGATCCTGTCGGTAAGGGGTATCCTTGTTTTAGTATTAGTTTTGATATTCCATAAAAAGAATCTGTAATATTAAAATCTAATTCATAATAATCAACAATATCAACATTAGCTGGATTTTGCTCGGTTATATCACCGAATGTATTCGCCATTTTTATAGAAACAATATTAAATACATCTGCTTTACCCAAACTAATTTCTTTAGCTTGCGCAGCAGTTTGTGTCTCTACTTGAATAGTTTCAAATGTTACAGATGTTTTAGTTTTTTCTTTCGCGGCAGTGGTAGTTTTTTTAACGCCAGCGTATACAACAAACTGATTGTTGGCATTAGCGCTGGGAACAGTAAATTCAACCTGCCTTAACTCTGGTAAAACTACATTTATATTTGAAGGAATAACAGGCAATCCAGTGGTTGTGTTTATTAACACATAGTTTTGAGGGTCACTAGCTGGTAAAAATGTTTCATTGTTTCGTTTACTATCGATAACTACATAAGAGTTACCGTTTGTAATTGCACTAGAAGCAGTGGTGAAAACTTGAGTGACAGTATATGATGTCCTTAGAGTTGTATCATCAGATCCTCTTATTTTTCTAACGTCGAAATAAGGTAGTTTAAAGAGTAACGATGAATAGTTGGGTTCGTATAAACTGGTAACAACCTTGTATATAACTACACCAGTAACTGTTGCTGCTGTATCTACAACTATCGTATTATCATTAGTTATTGTAACAATTCTTCTTAGAGTATCAGCATCACCAAGAGCAATATAATCTCCAACATTAAAATCTGTGTCGAATGTAGTTCCAGTACCAACTATTGTAGTTGAATTTGATGCTGTTGCAGATCCATTAAGTTTATTGATTACTGGAAAGATATTTGCAGTGAAATTGGAGTTATGTAATCCCTTCAGATCGTTATCAAGAGATTTTCCTGGTATAATATTGATATCAAAAAGCATCAATTCATAAACATCATCGGATACTGTATTTCTACGATCAAACAAGTTTAATCCACGAACACGAGCAGTACCAATTTTAGTTGCGCCAGCTGGAGCTGTCCCACCAACTGTAACAAATCTATCATATAGATCTACTGTTTCAAATAGATCAATTCTTGGAGCGCCAAATATGTTAGTAGCATAAATGTAATTGCCGACGATGGTCTGACATTGTACATCTTGTGCTCTTTCAAAATCTCTGGCTTTTTCTATCGCAAGATATTCAACACCAACTTTTTCAACTTCGTATCCAC